GGCATGACGATCTTTGCTGGGACTTCCCATAGCGCGAGTTTATATTTTGCTGACGGAGCGGCAGGATCAGCCGCTTATCAGGGCTTTGTTCAATATAGACATGGCGATAGTAGAATGGACTTCGGGGCAGCGGGTGGAAGAAGAATGATAATGAATGGCAATGGTCTGCTTATTGCTCCAAATGGAGGAGCATTTAGCCCCAGTGCAGAACTAGAGATATCTTCATCAGCAGCTACAATAAGATTAACAGATTCTGATTTAACAAATCATTATAGTGAAATAGAAAAAGCTGGAGTATACACTTATTTGTCCTCTAGAGCTAATGCTGCTGACGGAGGGTTTATATTCTTTGGCGGCGGCACCGATACGGAGTTTATGCGTATCGAGACTGATGGTGATGTAGGTATAGGCAGTAATGTTCCATCAGCAAAACTTGATGTCGCTGGAGGTATAAAATTATTAGATAATAATTACTTAACTTGGAATAGTAGTAACACAAGAATAGTTGGTAACTCTGATTACTTGCAATTCCAAGTCGCGGCATCTGACAAAGTTAGAATAACGAGCGCAGGTAATGTTGGAATAGGAACAAATAGTCCTTTAGCAGAAATAAATACCAACGCACAATACTTTAATCCAATTACAGATGGAGAAAGTACGACGTTAACGATTGGTAATCAAACGACTGGAAGAGGTAATATACTATTACAAAGTAATGTATCTGGAGATGGCGAAATCATGGGTGGTGTTTACTTTATCCACTCAAGTGGACAGGCAGACGCACACCACACGGTTGCAGCTATGGAGTCTAGAGTTTTTGAGCATAGCAATAATCTTTTAAATGGTGCAGATTTATTATTTTTCACTAAACCAAGAGGAGCTGGAAGAGGAAGTGGAGATCCTCAATTGTTTATTGGCTCTAATCAAGAAGTAGGAATTGGAACTGGAGATCCAGCATGTAGACTCCACGTTAATTGTGGAGCTAATGAAGAAGTCGCTAGATTTGAATCTGAAGATAATGACGCTTTTATAAGAATAAAAGATAACACTGATAGTGTTTTTATAAGTCATGATGCCTCTAACGATATCATGGGTCTTGGTTTTAACCAAAGTCCATCTTCTAGCAATCTTAACATCACTTCAGCAGGTAATGTCGGCATAGGAACAAGTGCGGCTAGCACAATTGGAGGAACTGCGGGACTCACAGTACAAAACTCAAGTGTGGCGATGGCTTGGGGTCCAAGTGTTGGCGAAATAGTTTATCATAGAAGGTTAAGTGCAGGTAAATTCCAAATCGTGCCATACTATGGAGGAAACATAGGAGAACTTCAATTAGCTCCTTATGGAGAAAATGACACTCCAGTTGGTATAGGAACTACTGATTGTGTAGCAAATGTAAAACTCCATGTAGAAGGAGTTGTTTCTGGTTCGAATAGTTTCTTGGGAACAGGTGTTGGTAATC